TAGCACCAACTACAGACGACTATACTGCTTGGATTGCTCGTATGGGTGAAGGTAATCTTGCAGCGGGTGCTTCTGGTCTTGATGATGAAGGTGTATCTGATCTTCTTAATGATGATCAAGCAGCACAGGAAACTGGCGACGCTGCTGGTAACGATGCTGAAACTGCTGATCCAGACGAAGATGCTATTACTGCTGCTGGTGGTCAGGTTATTATTTCTCAGCAGTATCTAAATGGTTCACTATTTAAGTCACAGAACGGTAGTATCTGGTCACCAAGTCAATTTGAAGATCTTAAGTTCAAATTGTACAAAGCACAATTTACAACTGAGGAAGGAACAGTATTCTTCACTAACCCACCTCTATCAAACTCAGAGATACTTCGTAACAATGGTATTCTAACTCTACCAAGAAAATTAAGACTCAGAGTTGCCCCTACAAGTTTTAATTTCCAACCCGGTGATTCTATCACCTCTGTTGGATCTGGTTTTACTATGACCGCTAAGGTAAAGTCTGATATCGAGTCACTTGGTGGACCTATAACAGGTCTTACTATCAGTGATGGTGGTACTGGATTTATCGATGGATCTTATACTGCTGAGGCATATTCATTATCTGTCTCTGGTGTTTTAGGTAGAAATGGTTCTCTTGGTGAGAGTGCTACTTTGAATATCACTGTAGCGAGCGGAGTTATTACTTCAGTAACAGTTTCTGATGGTGGTAATGGTTATAAGGTCGGTGATACCGTTGGTATTGTGACCTCTGATGTCGGTGATGCTGGTGGTGACGCTGTAATTACTATCGATACTATCGGTCAGACAGATACTTTATACCTAACCAATGTTCTTGGGGAACAATATGTATCCACTGATGTTATCAAGAAAGTTGCCCCCAACGGAGCTTTGATTGATACCGGAGTTGGTGTTGATACTACTGGTTCAACTGTTATCGATCCAATGTACGATGGTAGTGTATTTGTTGTTAATTGCCCTAATCATGGCGTACATGCCGATAATCAAGAGACTTCAATCATCAATTGTCTACCAGATCAACCAGCAACTGTTCTATCAGAGCAGATTGATATCACTAGCAATTCTCTAACAGTTCTTGACCCATCATCCTTCGATACCTTTGAAGGTATTACGACTGCTGTTGGTTATGCTTATCTTGGTGGTGAGATTATTGAGTACACAAATAATGGAAATGGTACTCTTGGAATCACATCTCGTGGTGTTGATGGAACTGCTGTTCTTATTCACAATCAGGGAACTAGAGTCTACAAGTATGAGATCAGTGGAGTTTCTCTCCGTAGAGTAAACAATCTCCATACCGTTCCTACAGATTCAACTCTAGGAAATACTCGTGGATATAATGCCCTACCACTCCAAATTATTAGAACTGATAGAGATACTGGACCAGGAATGCTATGCTTCAATCAGCAAGCAGATGTTGGCGGTAGTCAGATAGGATTCTCTAAAAATTATCAATTCAATAGAATGAGACCATCGATAGGATTGTTTACTCCAGGAGATACTACCAACGTGACTTCTAGAGTAAGAACTATTACTGGTACAAGTTGTGATGGAAATGAGGCATCATTCATAGATAGAGGATATGTCCCAGCAGCGATTGATGACTTCACTAGGTTTGAAACACCAAGATTGCTCGCCAATAGACTCAATGAGATTCAATACCTTGAGGATATCCCAGCACAAGCATCAGTCACTTATGCATGTGCCTTCAAGTCTGAGGATCCAAATCTCAGTCCAGTTGTTGATATGACCCAATCAAGCATAATCTATGTTAGAAACGCGGTCAATGCTCCTGTTAGAAACTTTGCCGATGATGCTAGAGTAAATAGAACAAATGGTGACCCACACGCCTCCATTTACATCTCTGCTCGTATCAATATTCAGAGTCCTTCAACATCTTTGAAGGTGCTTCTAACGGCATATCGTGATGTCTCATGTGACTTCAGAGTTTTATATCGACTCTTTGGTCCATCAGCACCAGCAGGAGTAGATCCATCTTGGGAACTCTTCCCAGGTTACTCAAATATGCTTGATACTGATGGTGACGGTTTCGGTGATACCATTATCGATCCATCTAAAAACAATGGTTTACCAAATGCTTTCGTAAGACCAAGTGCTTTATTTGAATTCTTAGAATATGAATATGAGCAGCAGGATCTACCTGAATTTGAAGGATTCCAAATCAAGGTCGTATTGGCGGGTAGAAATGAGGCACGAGCACCATTCATACGAGATATTAGAGCAATCGCACTAGCATAATGGAAGGATACATGAGAGTAGAGGGACATAATCACCTTTACAGAGACAAGAAAACAGGTGCTATCGTAAACATGGATAGCACTGGATATAAACAGTACAAGAGGCAGAAACTCAAGAGGCAAATTGATAAAAATGATATTGTCTCTATGAAGAGTCAACTTGATGAATCCAGAAAACAAATTGAGGAATTAAAGGAACTCATTCAAGAAATGATAAATAGGAAGTAGTATCCTATATTCTTGAAATGGCAAGCGCCTACGTTTCCAATATTACTATTGATCAGGGTGCTGATTTTTCCGCTAATTTCAAATTGGATGATGCGGGTACCAGTGTGCCTATTAACCTTACCCAATTTCGTGGTGTAGGTCAACTTAGGAAACATCCTGGTGCCCCTTTTGGTGTGGAGTTTGATGTTAAAGTAATCAAACCTACAAGCGGTGAAATTATTATCAGTTTAAACTCAGAGCAAACATCCGCTCTCAAAGAGGGTAGATATGTTTATGATGTAATTCTAATCAGCACACAAGATAATAAAATCTATCGTGTCGTTGAAGGAATGGCACTAGTAAATCCAGGAGTAACCAACATGCAATCTGGTGTAATCAAACCAAGTCAACCTCCCGTAGCAATCGGAACAAAACCCCCAGCAGATCCCGTCCCAGGAGACCTCTGGTGGAACTCTTCTGATGGTCGTATGTATGTTTACTATACAGACCAAGATAGTTCACAGTGGGTACAAGCAACCCCAACTAGTCAAGATACGGAGAGATCCTGATGGCAAATTTACTCGACCAAATTGGACAAAGAAATGTTGTTAGAGTTATCTCTAACGGACTACCAGCATCATTTGGTAATCTAAATGACGTTGATAATATTGGAATTGGTACTGGTGAAGTTCCCATCTGGAATGGAGACCAGTTCACACCAATTGTTGAAGGTGCTCAAATCAGCAAGTCAACAATTATTCTTACAGTTAATCCAGATACAAGCAGAACTGCTTGGACCGATACAATCGATGCGGGATTTTTCTAATGTCAAAACCTAGCAGTAGACAAGAATTAGTTAATTATGCTCTAAGACAACTTGGTGCTCCTGTATTGGAGATCAACATTGCCGATGAGCAGATTGATGATGTATTGGATGATACTATTCAGCACTTCCAAGAGAGGCATTATAACGGTGTAATTCGTACTTACCTCAAGTATGAGTTTACCGAGCACGATATTAAGCGTGGTTCTGAATATAATCCATTCGTAAATGCTGGCGTATCAACTGCTTCTGTCACATATCCCGGTGATAGTGCTCCTACAACTGCTACATTCATCGAGAACTCCAACTATATCCCCATCCCAGATTGGGTCATTGGTGTTGAGAGAGTAATGGCTCCAAGATCAGCAACTGGTGGTGGCGGTGGTGTCTTCCCAGGAATTGGTATTCTAGGACCCGGTGCATCACCATATAGTAGTATGATCGGTGGTCTTGGTGGTTTCTATGGTGGTGGTATGCTCGACTACTACATGGCAAAGCACTGGCAGGAAACCTACGACTGGTTATTCAATCCAGAAACAATGATTCGTTTCAACCAGAGGATGGATAGACTATATCTAGATATCAACTGGAGTGCCCTTGGTGGCGGTGAAGTCATTGTCATTGATTGCTACAGAGCACTTGACCCCCATGACTTTATCAAAATCTATAACGATAGTTGGGTCAAGAAGTATCTAGTTGCTGCCCTCAAAAAGCAATGGGGACAGAACCTCATCAAATTCCGTGGTACTAAATTGCCCGGTGGTATTGAGATGAACGGTAGAGAAATCTACGATGAAGGTGTGAAAGAATTAGATATTATCAAGCAAGATATGTCTAGTACATATGAATTACCACCACTCGACTTGATTGGTTAAAAACAATGGTTGTAAATCCCTTCTTTCTTCACGGATCGACACAAGAACAAAACCTCATGCAGGATCTCGTTAACGAGCAACTCCGTATGTATGGGATTGATGTCTATTATATTCCGAGGGAGTTTGTAAGGGAAGCAACTATTATGAGAGAGATTACATCCTCTCAGTTTAGGTCATATTTTATCATTGAAGCATACCTCAATAACTTTGATGGTTATGGTGGACAGGGTGATATTATGTCCAAGTTTGGTATTCAATTAAAGGATGATGTGACTCTCACTATCTCCAGAGAGAGGTATGAGAGTTATGTTGCTCCATTCTTGAACTCCAGAATGTTGTATCTAATGAATACAGCAACTAATACAAATGAATTACCAACAATTCATAGACCGAAAGAAGGAGATCTAATCTACTTCCCACTCGGCAGAAGACTTTTTGAGATTAAGTTTGTAGAACATGAGAAACCATTCTACCAACTAGGTAAAGGTTATACTTATGATTTAGAATGTGAATTGTTTGAATATGAAGACGAAGTATTCAATACATCTATTGACGAGATTGACTCTACCTTACAAGATAAGGGATATATTACATCACTTGAATTGATTGCTCTTAGTAATAGAGCAGAAGTATCATATAAACTCGGAACAGGTTATATTGAAAAACTCCTTATCCTCAATGAAGGAAAGGGGTATAATGGTGCTCCTGATATCGTCATTGACCCACCAGAAGTTGGTGATGATCCACAGGTCGTAGCATTGATGAATCAAGCAACAGTGAATAATAGTACATCATCAGTCAAGGACTTGGTGATATTCCGTAGTGGAAGTGGATACACTGAGGCACCATCCGTTAATGTTGTTCCTCCTGATAGAGAAGGTAGTGGCGCTATCATAAGAGCAGGTATCAATACTGATCCACTATCAAAAGGTATTATTGAGTTTGATGTGCTTGAGACCGGAACTGGTTATGCCGAAGATGCTAAGATCAGCGTATATGATGGGGACAATAATATCATTGCCGAAGGAACCGCTCTGACTGACGGTACAAAGATCGTAAAGGCAGTTGTGACTAATCCAGGTAAAGACTTGTTTGAGGGTGCTGTGGTGGTCGTAGACGCCCCTCCAGACGCTGGTGATGGTGACTTTATATACAATGAGATCGTGGAAGGTAAGTCATCAGGTACTAAGGCACGAGTTCGTGGTTGGGATGGAGTCAATAAGATCTTACAGATCACTAATCTTGACCCAGAGAAAGATGACGTTGACTTTGCTGTAGAAGAAGTTATTGTTGGTAAGACCAGTAGAGCACGCTATTCTCTCAAGAGATGGGATACGAAGACACCAAAAGACAAGTATTCAGGATCTGATGATATTCAAGAAGAGGCAAATGTTATTGTTGATGAGACTGAGTTTAATCAATTTGGCAGTTTTAATGACTACTCCAACAACTTTGACTCTAGTAATCCTTTCGGGGACTAAATAAAATAGTATATTACGGTATGATGTTGTGGTTGAATATTTCTATCATGAAATAATCAAAAGAACAGTTGTTGGTTTCGGCAACCTATTCAATAATATTCACTTACAAAAACTTGATAAGAAGGACAATGTTATTAATGACATGAAAGTCCCTCTTGCCTACGGTCCTACCCAGAAGTTTCTTGCTAGGATCCAACAGCAGAGTGAATTGAATCAACCTGTAGCAATGACCTTGCCCAGGATGTCTTTTGAAATGAATTCTATTGCCTATGATGGCACTAGAAAGACACAACCAACACAGACATTCAAGACTCTAGACGACGGAACCAAACTCAAAAGAGTTTACCTACCCGTCCCTTATAATCTAGGTTTTGAGTTGAATGTGATGACTAAACTCAATGAAGATGCCTTACAAATCGTAGAGCAGATTCTACCGTACTTCCAACCATCATTCAACATTACTGTTGACTTGGTTGATTCTATTGGTGAAAAACGAGATATTCCAATCGTTCTAGATGGAATTAATTTCACTGATGATTATGAAGGAGACTTTTCAGCACGTAGAACTATGATCTACACGCTGTCCTTTACTGCTAAGACCTATCTATTTGGTCCTATTAGTGATACTGGAGACGGTCTCATTCGTAAGGTTCAGGTTGACTACTACACTGATACCAAGCGTACAGCACCAAGGGAAGTCCGATATACAGTGACTCCAGACCCAATTGATGCTGAACCAGAGGATGATTTTGGATTTAATGAGGAGACTGTTCTCTTCTTTGATTCTAAGAAGTATAGTCCAACCCAAGATGCCGATTACAACCCCTGATTATGAGTAACTTCGATGCTATTGACGAGGCACTGGATTGTGAATCCAGTATTGTGAAACCTGAGAAGACACATGTTGTCAAAAAAGACAAACCGTCTTCTGAGATTGACCCACAAGACGCCAAGAAAGATTATGATTACACCCGAGCAAACTTATACAGTTTGATTGAGAAGGGACAGGAAGCCGTAAATGGTGCCCTAGAACTTGCTCAAGAGGGTGATAGTGCTAGATCATACGAAGTTGCTGGAGCATTGATTAAGAATATTGCCGATGTTACCGATAAACTGCTAGACTTGCAGAAGAAAGCAAAGGACTTGGAGCAGGTCAACATCACCAATAATCAAACTAATGTAACTAACAATTCCGTCTTTGTTGGGTCAACCTCTGATTTACAGAAGATGCTCAAAGAGGGAATGATAAACAACCTATCAGACAAGTAGAAAAATGGCAAAAGACAAAAAGGACAAAAAAGAAAAAAAAGTATGCGATAATTGTGGTGAAAACCTAGCAGACTGCAATTGCAAATACAAAAAGTATGCCAAAGGTTCTTATGGTCTTTCCGATGGTATGCCTGATGATGACGATAAGAGTGATCAAACAAACGCTCAGATGGGTGGTATGGATGAAGCACTCAAACCACCATCAGATAAGGTTCTATCAGGATCCAGCAAGGAAGGTAAAGCACGAAGACTTGCCGACTTCCAATCACAGGCGGATGAAGCAAAGAAGCGTGAGAAGGATAAGGATCGGAAAGGAGAACTTGCTTCTGAGCGTATTAGAAAGGGAATTAGATTTTACGACAGCAAAGGATCCGGTTACATCAAAAACGGTAAAAAGATTTACGACTAATCATGAGAACTATCAGTCCATCCGATCTTGAGGCTTATAAAGCACTCAATCCACACGACAAAAAACTCCAAGCATTGACTCTTTCTGAGTTATACGAGCATACCGGAAACGGTCTCGTCAACTGGGAATCAATTACATATAAGCAGAGTCATCAACTTACTGCGGATGGTTGGACTTGTTCTCTTGGTGTTGGTTATGTTGTTTTTGATTGTGTATGTCTGTTTTTAGGAGCAGCATCTCTAAGAGCATCTGTAACAGCAGAAGTCGCAGAGGAACTTGCTGAGGCAACAAAACCTGTATTATCTCAACTTGCTAAATATATAAAG